CCAATGGCATAAGCGGCTACGTCCGTCCGCTGGCTATCTACCCCAGCGGACGGATCGTAGCTGCCGTTCAGCAGCACAGCCTTGAACGAGTGACCCTCTACATTGATCGTACCGTTCCGAAGAAGCGGGATCGCAGATGTGTAAACGGTCCACGTTCTAGATAGTGCTAGTGCCACGTTTAGCTGGTGGCACCACTCAACTGGAAGATCCCGTTAGCGGCAAACGAGATCGAAAGGGTGTTGCCAGCGGTCACAGCAACGGGTCCAGTCGTAGAGGTGTTCAGATCGCAATACCCAACCAGCGCATCAGCAACACCCGTGGAGGTGTCGTCAAAGATGATGGCGTGGGTAGCGTTCAGCGTACCACCAGTAGCGGTCCATGTGGCCGTCGCAGAAGAATCAAACTTCATGCTAGTGCCAGTTGCGGCCCATGTGACACCCGTCAGGGTGAAGTCGGTGGCACCGCCATTGGAGGACGGGGCCGTCGCAATCGCGGCAGTCGCAAGAAGCTGGTGCGTCAGGGCGGGGGTGTACCCATTCACCAAGTGAACCTTGAAGGTGTGCGTATCAAGGTCGATGGTACCGTCGGCCATGTACTCCTTAAACTTCGTGTAAAGAATCCAGTTACCAGCAGCCATTTCCTAATCCTCCTTGTCTTGAGTGGCGAGTGCTTCCTTTTCGGGAACATGGCTATACCGGAGTTCTACTTGGCTCGCGCTGGGGATGTCCTCCGGTAAACGATCCACCCGCGACACTCTGAAACGTCCTCCTACCTGATCCACGGAAACCCACTCCGTGTCGTACCCGTAGGCTCTATCGCGCACCGGCTGATCTGCGTCCAGTAGCGTGGAAGAGTCCGGTACCGTAACCTTAATGCCACGACTGGCGGCAACCCCAAGCCAGAACTCCAGATTGGCGCGGCCCTTCTCGCGCTTGTGGAGGTTCGGGTAGGAGAAATCGCATCCGTATAGCTTGATTTCCTTCACGCCACAGGCAATTGCCAGCGTAAGCGCATAGGTGACGGTACTGGTATGGTACAGCGTACCGCAGCGGTTCAAGACCCACTCTAGCGGGTACTCTACCGTGGCGGGGTAGTCGGGGTATGCGCGGCTAGTGTAGATGGGCCGTGTGGTCTTCTTCATCCAGTCCAGCATATGTCCGACACCTTCGTGCCCAGCCTTCGCACGGGCCTTCTGAATAGCGATGTCATCCTGATGGAAGAGCCGGTCCCATTGGATCAGCCCCCCGATAGCGTTGATCGCCCACACTTCGTCGGCAACCTTGCCACCCCACCGCTGGATGGTGTCGTAAAAGTACGTCTCCCGGCTCTTACCCATTGCCACAATAGCGACGGAGTTCGGCACGGGACCACCAAGGATTTGCTCAGGCGTCATCTGGCCGTCATCTGACATTTCCCACAAATCGTCCCGTGAGCAAACGGCGATCAGGGTCCTGCCGTCCAGCAAATTACCCTTTACAGGAGAAGTGGCGTCCTCTTGGCCCCAGAACTCTTCCACAATCCACCCGTTATTGTTGAGCAGTTTTGTAAAGTCGTCTGGGGTCCAATGGCGATGGTGGTGCTTGTAACCGCGAAACGGAAACCCAATCTCGTTGGGGACAGAGCAGATAAGCCTGTCAGACAGAGAGCGAAAGTTGCGTAGCGCGGTTCCCGGGTCCACCAGATGCTCTAGTGCTTCAAAGCAAATGACCGCATCAGCAGCGGCATTCGATCCTTCAACTTCGTAGAGGTCAGCTTGGGTGTAAGTGATGCAAGGATTATGGTTCCAGTTCTGCTTTGCGTATTCAATGGTTTCCTTGTCTTTGTCAAAGGCCAGAACCTGACAACCAGCGCTGGCTAGAATTGTTGAGCCGTACCCCACCCCACAAGCGGCATCTACGACACGCTTGCCGGTGAGCCTATTTGCGGCCCACTCGTAGCGTTCGCGGTGATCGGCCCGGATGCTTTCAAGCCGATTTGCCACCTGTCTCTCAGTTGCGTCAATCACCCGGTCTCCTTGTCTCCCGTTTCTTCACTAAAATCGTTTTGCTGGTGAGCAGAGCCGCCAGACTGATTTGTCGTAGTGTTGTGAGAGAAATACTTCCACAGGTACCACAAAAAACACATCATAATAAATAGCGCAATTACAATAGCAAAAAGATACACGTTTTTTTCCTTGTGTTAAAGTCTGCTTAAATAAAATAGATTTGCAACAAGACTCAAACGGCTACAGCACTAAGATTTCCTGCATTATCAACAACAATTTTGTATTGTGTTCCGTTTGGCGAAGTTAGCACAAGACTGCGGCCAGAACCAATTACAATATTCCTGTCAGTTTTTTCGGACTTAAGGTCCTCTGCTTCGATAATGCGAAACGCCTCACGGATAGTCCGGTCCTGTACGTTCGGCAGCTTCATCGCTCACCACCGGCCTTAAATTCAACCCGTGGCGTCCCCCACCGCCAGTCGCTGGTACGCACCTGTGTGACCTTGAGCGACATCTGTCGTGCGTTCAGCCGGATGCTTGTCGGTTCGCGCATCTGGTAGGGGCCGTAGATCTGCTGAGTGCCGTTGGGGAACCTCCGGGTGAGTACCTCCACCTCAAGGTCGCCCTGCGTCTTCTCGTCTGGGATCAACTTAGTGACGTAAGCTGTGTTGCCAGCGTTAATCTCAATTGGGCCGCTAGTTGCATACGGGGTGAGGGTTCCGTGGGCGACACCCGTTATTTCGTGTTCGTAAAGCTTGCCGTCTGAGTGGACCATCAGCGGGTAACGGATTACGCCACGGTCACAGGCGGTGTAGGCGGGCATCGCACCACACGACCAATGGTTTTCGGCGTAATTCCACGTAACGTAGCGGTCTGGTTCGGCGGATCCGGCAGACGGGTAGTGCCACCAGATCTCGTTATACTGCGAGTTCACCCACGCAAAAACCTTGGATTGGTTTTCTTCGTTGAAGTCGCCAAACACAAAATCTTCAACATCGCAGGGGATCTGTTTTACGAATCCGTCGAAAACCCAAAATCCGCGAGGACCCATCCAAGCCACAAAGGAATCAGCAGCCGCTGCGGCACGGCGGGACACAATTCCATTAGAAGAACCCACCCGCTCAAATGAGTAGACAAGTGGCGCTCCAATATAGGTGGCGGCAAATACATCCGTGGTGGTAAAGATTAGGGTCTGTCCCCTCGTCTTTACGGCTTGCATGATCGGGCCACCGGACTCAAACCGGAAGGATCCCGCCTGATTCGTCGATGCGGGAGTCCATAGCGTGTTGTTCTCCTGATCGCACCACGCAAGCTTGCGGCCATCGCCGTCCGCACCAAGCGCCATCAGGAACCGCTCCTGCGTCACGACAACCCCCGTGCAGTCCGTGGGTGCGTTAGCGACAACAGCGGCAGGGGTGGCGTTATCTAACTGCCACTCATAGATCTTTCCGTCGCCCGGAAGGCAAGCGACAAGGTACTGGCCCCAATGGTCAAGCGACCACGTTGCGGCAAAGCCTACCGAAGACGATGCGTCCCTGACCGTGCCATACGTCCCCTCGTCGTAATTAAGCCACCCGTAGCCACCAGCGGCTATCGCCTGATCCTGCCCGACAATGCCGGTTGGCGTAATATCCGTAAATACGTTATCCACTCCAACCACGTAAAGCTTCGTATCCCCGACGCCAACAAGACCGATGGCCGTCCAAATGCCCAAGGACGACCCTCTCCATGTCAGGATACCTCTGGCGTATCCCGCGAGCGTTGTGGCCCCCCTTTGTTGCCATCCGCCCACGGGTTTCATTTCTCCGTTTTCCCAGCGCACCAGAGACGCATCATACCACCGTCCGCGAGACTGGTACTCCGTCCCGTTACGGAACAGGCCGGGTGGGATATCTAGCGGGGCGTATGGCATTAGTTCTTCAGTAGGCCAAGGTTTAGCAGAATAACGCGAAGCTCAATAATGGCGTTTTCGATGTCGGTATAATCCGTCGCGTAGGTCCCGCTAAGTGATATTACGGCGTCCGTAGACTGCTGCTGTGCTACTGGGGTTGCCCCATAAAAGCCGACCGTCGCCGTAGAATCAGAATGAACCAAGTTTTTGCTCAACGTTGCGCTACCAAGCACCGTTAGCGGTACAGCGGCACCACCGATCTGCACAGAAGCGGCATCCGTATCGACACCAAGCTTGACGACGTTGCTTCCGTCTACGGAAAGGGCGTCAATGTCTGCGGTGCCACCCGCATTGCGGAAAGCAACGGCAGCGGCGTTAGCCATGCGAACTGCACCAGCAGACGCAGCAGAAGACCCGATGGTGACGCTGGTAAACGAAGCGGTAGATGCCGTGGTGCCACCAATTGCAACATTGTCAATTGTGCCGCCGTCAATGTTGAGCGACACGGCAGCGCCAGCCGCAAACACATCGTCAAGCGACTGAAACGCATCGTTTAGAATTGTCCCCCAAGTGTTGGAGGAGCCGCCAACCTGTGGCAGCGTGATGTTCAAGTTTGTCGTGGGGTTCGCCATGTTATCCTCCGAATGCCTTGGCTCGCATTACGGGGCGCTGACCGGCCCTCGCGTTGCGGTCAGTTGTGCGGACCTTCTCCACAGCATCTTCATACAACGCCTTGTGGAACTGCGAACGGCTCTCGTCCATCGCCCATGCGTAGGCGTGGTGCAAGCAACCATGTAGATAGATGTCTGGATGGTTGGTAATGATCCAGTTTGTCGTGTTCGTGGCGGTTAGCGCGGCCACACGCGCAAAATACAGCCGCTCCAGCGTGTATGATTCGGCTGGAGATGGAAGCAGTTCAACGTTGTCCTCTACCACGCTGTAATAGATCGGCTCACCAGACTCAGAGTGTTCTTTCCGCAAGCTTGACATCATCTGCGGTGTTAGGAACCGAAGCTCTTTGTCCGGTGTCGTGGAGGTGATCGTCAGGCGATCCATCTCCAAATAGTCCGAAGGCAAAGCGGTATACTGGGAACTGGCCGCGAAAGTGTCCCTCGTCAACATATCCTTGACACGAAGGCGGCGATTCAGGTCCGCTTCTACCAAAGCAATAAAAGCGTCGGTATTTTGGCCGATGTCTTCGCGTTGAGTCCAATCTTGAATTGACTCTCGGAGATCTGGATAATTACTCAGAGACAATGTTAAAGCCCTCTAGTTGTCGGCGCAGCGCATCTCTCTCGTCCAAGATGTCCTGCATTCCGTAGGCGTGTTCCCCAAGGTGCGACACTTCCCAAGAGAGGTCGTGGTCGATGTGTACGGGGATGTCGTGATGCTTGCAGTTTCCGTAGAAGTAGGCATCCTCTCCCAGCATCCCCATTGAACCGTCTGGCCGTTGTAGCCAAGGAGTGCTGTGCCATGGACGCTGTAGTGATTCATAAACCTCTCGCTTGACCATCACCAGCGCCAAGCCCATCCCATCGACGCGCTCAACGCCATGCTTGTCCGCAGACGGGAATACGCGCTTGTGTGGCGTACTTCCGTCCTCTGCCGCATATGCCACAGCCGTCGGCTTCAAGGGCCGCACCCGGAAGCTGCAATTCGCTCCCACAATGGGTAGGTCGTGGCTCAGGAGACGTTCAATGACATCGGGAGGGAAGCGCATATCGCTGTCAATCCACAGCAAATGCGTAACCTCTGGGTCCAGCAAAGCTTCTTCAACAATGTTTTCGCGACTACGGCAAAGAAGGGAGTCCCTTTTTACGCGAAGCTGCAACCCGTTTGTTGAGTCGCCCATGTTTGCGACAAAGCTTGCCATTGCAATAGCAAGGTCGTGGGCAAAACCGGTTTTTACTTCATCACCAGCCGGTACACAGATAGCTACACGCGCTTTGATGTTGCCCTGAGCTTTCTGTACTGCGGGTCGTTGAGCTTTTGCTTGATCCACTTTTGGTCCTTTACGGTCATAAAGTCGGGTCCCAGTTTGCCCTTTTGCACCCAGTCCATCAGGATTGGAAACGGCACGGAACCAAGGTATTTGAGGTCCGGGCTCTCAATGTGTTCGCGCTCAAACTCAGACGCCAGCAGCGCCTTGTTGCGCTCAACAATATGATCGGTGTCCCAAACCTCTTCAATAATACCCTTACCAAGCTGTTTGTCCCAATGCCACCACGCCGTCACGCCACGGGCGTCATCGTTCCACAGCAACCGGCCACCGGGCTTCCCCTTGCGAATCGGCATTAACCAATTCCAAGCAAGCGGCGGAAGATTCCTTCGCTGCGTGGTTCCTGCTGCGCATACTGTTGGTTCATGTATTGGCGAAGCTGACCCACCATGCGGTCCGGGTACGACATAGAATCGTCGTCCTCGTAACCCATTTTACGCAAACGGCTTACCATCCCGGCGCTTTCGATAGTTCCGGGCCACTCAAAGCCGGGTGAAGCTGGGTACTCGGAATACAGACCGCGCATTTGCTCCGCGATCCATCGCTCCCTGAACGCGAGAAACTCCTGTACGTCACGTGGCAACGTACCGGGGGCGGTGATACCAAAGTTCACTCCTTGCGCGACCGATTGCTTCCTTGGGTCTGGCATCTCCCCTCCTTGGAGAAAGCCGTTGGGGGCCGGGGCTAACCCCGACCCCCTCCGGGTTTAGGTTACGAGGTGGTAAGGTCAGCGGCGATACCGTGAGCCTTCTCGTTCTTCACAGCAAGTCCGAACTCAGCAAGCACGAACTCACCATCACCGTCACCAACCTTGGCAAGTTCATGGAACTCAACCGGACGGAGGAACTGCACCTCAGCGTACTCAGGATCGATCACGAACGCATCACGGGCACGCTGGAAGCGGTTCGGGATCACGGCCAGAACGCCGAAGTCCGACTGATAGAAATCAGCCGCACCGATGATCGGCACCTGTCCACCCAGAGAAACGCTCACACGCTGATCGGCAATACCAGCAAAAGCCGACACAGCCTGCTTGTTGAAAGAACCGACCATCAGCAGGGAGGGATCCCCGCCGCTGTCCCAAACCTGCTTGACAACAGACTTGAGGATGGTTTCGGTGAAGGCTCGCTGCACACCGTCAGACCGCTCGTCGTTGACAAGGGTGGTCCACACCGGGGAAGCCCCGTTGGTGGCCGACATATCAACGTTGGTCTTGATCCACGCAGGGAGACCAGCGGTTTCACGGGCGGTACCAGAGGCACCGGCAGCGGCAGAGTTGTTGTCAAGAAGCGCGGTTTCCATGTCCCGCTTAAGCTCCTTGATCGCCTTGGCTCGCTGATACCCAAGGGTGTCATCACGGCCATACCACTGCGCGGCACGGGAGGTGCCGGACACACGGTAGTCCTT